CTAAAAAACCCTGATGATTTTTTTGCTGCTTTTCCTAGGTCGTCTGTTTGTTTTTCCGCACCTTTAATAGCTTCAATTATTGCTTTTGCATCTTTTGATATATCACCTATATTTGATTTAACTTCTAATTCTAATGTCTTATCTGCCATTTTATTCTTTTTTTATGGTAAATCTACTTGAGTAGATACAATTTCATGTAAATACACAACAGCCGACCATATATTATTAACATTGTTTCTATCTGTTACTTGTATAGTTAAGTTACCTTGTCTAGCTCCTACTTCAGATATACTAGCAGTACCATTAACACCGTCTTTACCTAATACCCTACTATTATATGTGGTTATTGTTAATGTTTTAGTGTTATCACACCTTACTACACCTTTCATATGTCTATAACTGAAGTTACCAGCTGTACCACTACTACCGCCTGTTTCTAATCTTGTTAAATATATTTCTAAACCTACTATAGAATTAGCGTTTAACTTAATATAGTTTGAACCGTCGCCGTGTATAGTCATATTAGTAGCGGTGTTATCAGTAGTAGTAGTAGTTAAATGTATAATAGAACTTTGAAATCTATTTACATCTGTAGAACCACCACCACCTAAAACGAAAGAACCTTTCATAATAGAAGTACCATACGCACCTAATACCGTAGTATTGTTTATACCATATTCTACACTATTACCTTCACCAGATACGATACAATTTCTATTATATCCTACAGTATTATTACCCCTACCATTCATGGTTATACTTTCACCTGTTTGTACCGTGTTATCTCTGCCTGTTATTCTGTTACCTGATCCTTCGTTTTTAAATTTTCTTTCTATTTTACGACTTTTTGAAAAAGCTTGACATGTACCCGTACCAGCGTCGTACTGATAGCCGTATGCTTCGCATGTCTTTTGATTAGCTACTACTTCATTAGTACCGTCTGTAAATATTACAGAACCCGCAGTAGTAATATATTTTGGTTTTATATTGTAATTTTTCTTGTAATCCATTATGGCAACAGTATTAATTCTACTTTACTTAATTCGTAGGGCTTGTAATCTATCTTATTTACTCTATATTCTCTATTTCGTATTATTATTTTATCGAAAAATTCAAATTTTGATATATCAGCAGGTGTTAGAAATACTTTTATGCTTACTTCTCTAGTATCACTATTATACAGTTCATCATAGTAAGGGCTCCAGTATACATTGTATAAGTTATTTACTGGTGGTGATCCTATAACCCCGATTAATTGACTAGACCCGAAGTTAAAATCTTCATTGTTAAAAGAAGATACAGGTACTGCTGTAAGATGTGAAAATACAGAAAATAAAATAGCAGAATTATTAGCAGATCCACCGTTTTGTGCTGGTATTACGTAATTACCGCCCGTAAGTGATTTAGGAGAATTACCCGTAACATCATATAGTATTCTAGGTTTGTTATCGAACCCTTCAAACTGTGTACCATCATCATTAGAAGTATAAATCATAGGTACTATCATTTCGTTAGCCGCTATAAAAGATTGGTCTACTGGTCTTGTAAAGGTCGAAGAAAATATTTTTAACTGTATGTCTTCTTCACCGTCTAATAATGTGAAATCTGAAGCGTCTATCTTAGCAGAACCAAATTCAGAACCAGTAGCGTTCTTATATACACGTCTTGCGTAGTCTTCGTCTTCTTCTGCGTATTCAAAGTTTACTATTCTTTTAAGTTCTATAGGTTTTAATTTATGTTCTGATATGTCTACTTTTGCAGTCCAATCAGATATAGATTTATGTGTAATATATTGACTTTGTGAATCATCTAAATACACCGCAGTATATGGTTCTATAATTAAATTAGACTGATTATTTTTGTCTTCTAATACGTATAGATTAAACATTGTTAGAATGTCTTTTATTAAGTCCCATTGGTTTATCTCACCTCGTAAAGCTTTTAATGTAAGATTACCAGTTACCGCTGTTTGTCCTAGATAATATGTAGTACCTTGAGATAATGCGGCTAAAGCTGTAGTAGCTTCGTATTCTCGTATTTTATCTGCTACATCTGAAGCTATTTGCTGTTCTAATGTATCACCTGAAGACATAATAATACTAAAATTGCCCGAATATACAGATGAAACAGAACTAGCCGCTATAGTATCACCTAATACAGTGCCATATTCAGCTATTTCGTTACCGCTTGAATCTTTATGTACCCACCTAGTGTAGAAAGTTCTAGAACTTGTATCTAGGTTTTCGAAAGGTCTATTATATTCTACATCTACTATTAACCCGTCTTTATCTGAAGTAAAAACACCAGAAGTAGTATTATATTGTGTAGGTAATTGTGATGGTGATACAGTACCAGTACCTAAACTACACGTAGTCCACGTAGGGTATACTTGTGCTAAATGATACGTCAAGTTTTGATATATACCACCAGCACTTAGTGTAATAAGACTAAAAGCCGTTACGGTATATGCTGTTAAAGCTTCTTCTTTAGGGCTGTTTTCAGCACCCCAGTTAAAGTCCATAAATAACTTCTTAAAATCTGCACTATCTATAAAGTCTGAACTATAAGAAAATCCAGCTTCTGAAAATATCCTATCAATTAGGTATTTAACTTGTAGCCATGGTCTGAAAGCGTCTTCTAATGCAGTAAGTTCTAATTTACCGTCTGAATTTACAAACATGTTACCGTTCCATTTGCAAAAAGGGTATTTTAAAACACCTGTAGTAGTAGCCCCCGCAGTTCCTGCAAAACTACCAGTAGGTAAAGCAGAAACAGGTAAAGCGTTTGAAAAGCTACCCGAAATATTCGTTATATTGTAATCGTGGTTTAATTCTGATAGGTCTATATCACGTATAAACTTGTCTTTTAATGTATCTGCTAAGGTTACTGAATCACTATATAAATTTACGTTATAGCTTACTTCACCTTCTTTATCTTGTATATCTATTAATTTTAAAAAACCGTCAAATATTGTATATCCATCTTCTTTTAATATGGCTTTGGTTTTCCTGTAAGGATTAAAAGCAAGACCATCACCGCTAACAGATTTAGAAACGTCAAATAAGTTAGTAAATATCTTATTGTTTCTTTTTGTTGAAGGTAGACTAAAAGCTTTACTATAACTTTGTGTCTTTTCTGCTACGTTTTTAAAGTTATCTGCACTTAATGTAAGTGGTATACTTTCATCATCGTATAGATCACATATTACTTGACCGTCAAAGAATGTACTTTGTGAACCAGCATTTACTACATTTTCTTTTATAGATACTTCAGATATAACTACACTTTGACCACCTACATTAACATAACCTACGGGTACTACTAAAGATGATTTACTAGCTGTAAAAGTATATGATATTACCGAAGCGCCTGTTACTGGTGATGAATGTGCAGGTATAGAATGATATTGTACACCAGCATGCGTCCAAGAACTAGATATACCATTAGTAGAACCTATATATAATGTACCCGCAGAACCTGAAGTAATAGTTACCGTTACATCATATTGAAAACCTATCTGTAAACCAGTAGCAATAGTATATATACCTGTATTAGATAGTGTATCTGTGTCGCTATATAGTGTACACGATCCACCACCAGTAAGTAAAGGGTCTGTAGGAGTACCCCAAGCACCGCCTTGAGATTTCCACCACCCCCATACCGACATTACGCTATTATTATCGAAGTTATCACCCGCTGGATTTATATCCGCTGTAGAATATGTATTACCTACTATACCGCTAGTAAATTGTGCGTCGGGTACATGTTCTGTAAATAATGGGGTTGATATACTGCTAAATAAACCTTCGTAATTTTGTGGGTATACTACAAGTTGTACGCTCATATTATATTCTTTGTGTGTTTCTAGGTTTAGTTCTTTCTAGATCTAATGTATATTGTATTAGTCTATTGTTTGCCTTAGTCTTTCTTGTAAAGTTTGAAGTTTTTAATGTTACTGGTTCTATATATTTTCTAATCGTACCTTCAGAACTAGAATCTGTAGACCTTTCATTTAATATATATATTTCATTACTTATAAATAATTCTTCTAACCATTGTGCTTCTGCTTCTGTTATATAATCTGTATTGACTTTGATACTTTCAGTAATTTTACTATTATAACTTCTTTGTCCGCCTCTATATCCTTTTAGTGAATATGTCTTACCGCTCCAATCTCCAGATATTTGTGTATACGATTTTCTTTTACTTGTTAATTGTCTTACTGATTTTTTCGTAAAGTTGTAATAATCCCAAACACCAAACTTATTTAACCAACACAACCTAATTTTTTCAAAACCTTTACAGTCATCTGTTTGTTTATAAAAAGAATACGTTTGTGAACATGTGCTAGATGAATGACCTATAACGTCTACCGTGTAGTAATCCCAGTTTGCAGGTATTGTAACACCCGCACCTATTAAGTTACCAGTACCTACACCTACGTATTGTATTCTATTATTAGAGTGTTGTTCATAACTAGCTATACCACCCGTAGCTGTACTTAGTTCTTTTACTATTGCAGCCCCTGTAGTAGACCCGTTGTAATAGAATTGAATAGAAACACTTGTTATACTGCCGTTAGTCGTATTATTACCTACTGGTGAATAACCTGTTTCACCTAATCTAATTTGGTTTAAAAATCCAAATGTAAAGTAATCATTACTACCTATATATAATTTAGAAGGTGCGTTAGTTAAAAACTTAGCCGAACCGTCATTTAATAAAAAGTTATTGTAATCTAAGTTATAACTAAACCCATCTGTAGTAGATTGTAAAATATCTGTATCATATACTACACCGTTAAATACTAACATGTTGTTACTGAATGCAAGATGTCCAGTAACCGTATCTACTGCACCCGTAGCACTTGAAGCTGCTTCTATATTAAATTTAATTTTCCAGTATCTAACACTATTTCTATTAGTGCTGTAATGGTCTATCTGATGTATTAGATGTGGTGTTGTAGAAGTCCAGTTAGCACCATTATAAGTAGAAAATGAAGCGTTATTAGAATTTATAATACCGCCTTCGTAATCTGGTGATACGTAAGGATCTAGTATAGGGCTTAAATTAAAAATACCACGACCTACTGCATTAGGTACTACTTTTAATGTTGCTATTTTATTAGAAGAAGATATTATACCTGCTACTTCTGTATTTAAATATACTTGTGCTACGAATTTTACTTTATGCCCGTATGATCCTGAAGGGTCTATTACTTCGTCATCTGCTAAAGTATATATTACTTCTTCGCCTGATTGTACTATATTATATATAGGCTGCTGTTCTATTGTTAATGGCATATCTTATTTTTGTTTATTAAATAATTTTACTTCTTTTAATACATCATCTTTAAAATTTTCTATCATCTCTTTTTTAAATGTTTTAAAACTCCAGCTAATAGGCTGTGTATAGAAGCTAGAAGCCTTAATACCTTTTCTTTTTACAGATTGTGCAATAGCAAACCCTAAAGATTTGTCTGTAATAAATCTACCTTTTTTACTTCTACCTTTAATACCTTTTCTTTTTGCATACTTTGAGAAAATACCTGTAGCCGCTTCTAATCCTATTAAGTTACTTGTACTTTTAAATTTAAATTTTGTGGTTAGTCTTTTACCTGTTATATCTATATAAGACCTTCTAGTCCTAGTACCAGATACACCTTGTGCTACATAAGCAGCATATTTACTAGCTAAAAACTTTATATTGTAACCGTCTTGACCTTCTTCTAATTTAAACCCTAAAGATTTAGTAAGATTACCCGTATCATCTCTTTTACTTAGTATCTTCTTAGCCTGCCTTACGATATACTTACCGTAAGATTCTAAATACCTTTCTATATTATCGTATTCTAAACCTAAAGGCATTATACACTAGCTACAAATAATTCTACTTGTATATCGTTTGAAGAACTAGGTCTAATTTGTAACGAAGCTAAATCAGCTGTAATCGCTGCAAACGCTGGTGTAGTATCTTCTTCACCTATTGCTATATCATCACCGTTATACAATATATGAGACGCGCCCGCTCGTAATCTTACTTGATAATTTGAAGCCGTAGTTACTACTCCTAACATACATTCGTTTGTACTGTCTAAATTAGTTACCCTAAGATACTTTACGTTATCACGATCTATATTGCTACCTGCTGCATGTGGTGTAGCTCCAAATTCTGCTATAGTTGTAGTTTGTGAATGTGTACAAGATATTGTACGTTCTAAAGTATCTACTATATCAGTTGTTGTTAATGAATTTGTAGAACCTCGTTCTGATCCATTAATAGTTACCGATTCTGTAATACTTACATTTAAATCTGCCATAATTTTTTATTTATTTATTTTTTTTATTGTTAATGAAAATGGTTTAACTATAAATATATAACCCCCTATTATTACTTCAGAAGGTTTAAACCAGTTATTTATTGTGTTTATTATTTTACGCATATTGTACTGTTATCTATTGGTATGTTACAAGAATTGTATTCATGTTCTACTACTATCGGTAGATCTGTTACCCACCCCGTTACTGAATTATCAAACCTTTCAGTGAATGGTTCTATAGTGAAGTCTTCATTAGTAAAGTACCTTCTTGATTCTGTATTGCTTGCATCGTAAAAGTGTAATATTTCACCGTTCTTAAATATTGTAACAATATCAGTCATTATCTGTAGTGTATCAGACATTACGTATTGTTCATTACTTTCGTCTGGTTCTACTAAGTCCATTATAAATAACTGAAAATTAAAAGTTAATTGATTACTACTTGCTACTACATTAACTGGGTTAATATGAAATAAAGGGTATAGTGTGTTCTTTTCTAAATCTATTTCAAATAGATCACCTGTAGTAATTGTTTCTATTTGGTTATGCTGTTCACCTACACACTTTAAAGTGTCTATTACGTTACTAAATGTCTTATACCTTATTACGTCTATACTCATTTTCTTTATGTTTGTTTAAATCCATTCTATAAGCTAAGAAAGTAAAACATTCGTATGCTGGTTTCTTAACTACTTTTTCAATATTTAAAAACTTTTCGTCTGCTAATACAAATATACTATTGTACCAGCCCCACGATTCTACTACACCTTCTTGTTTAAATCTTCCTTCATCTTCTTGTTCTCCTTCTTCAAACGCTTCACCGAAGATTTTGCCATATGTATCATAAGTTCTTTTCCTAAATCGTAAAAAAAAACCGAAGCCCCGTTAAAGTCTTCTACCTTTAGATACTTTTTAAATAGATCAGCCCTTTCTTCGCTAGGCTTGTATTCTTCTATCTGGTATTTATCACCACTTCTTTCAGTTACCTTTCTATATAGAATAGATAGTATCTTATGTAGATTGTCATTTATGTTTTTAGTATATGTTTCTAAGTCCACAAATTCACCTAATGACATATCTTTTAAAGAAGGATGAAAACCATATACAGTATCTTCTATTTCTATAAAGTGTTTTAATTCATCATTAGGCTTACTTGTTAGAAACGTAGATAAATGTACGCCAAGATTACTTAAACTTTTCATATCTAAACTATATATATCTTTTTTAGGTATATCTGTTATACAGTTCACAACCTTTACTATTCTATCTATATCGTTTTCTTCTTTTACGTCTAATACCTTCATAATACGCATATACCTACCTAGATTTAATTCATCCCATTTATCAGGCATATTATACGTTACTTTCTTCTTACCCTTTGTTAGATTTATTTTCATAGTATATAATATAAAAAGTTAATATTTAGTTTATTATTGAACAAAGTATCTACCGAAGTTACTATCTATCTCATAGAACATACGCATAGCCATACAATCCGAATAATCTGGTGATCTACCTAATATAGCTTTTACCGTGTCCTTATCTACCATTTTTAATTTCGTATGGTCTTTGTCTTGATCTTTACTTCTAACTTGTTCTAGTTCTTCTATTATGTTTTGTCGTACTGTTATGTTATCTGTTTTAATTCCTATTTGTCCTTTATTTATTTCGTCAGCTAATTTATAGAAACATTGTGTCTTCAAGTTCTGGTAGTTTTCGTTCTTTAAAGGTCTTGAATTATTTACAAAGTTCTTACACCTTAGTATATCAGTAAGACCGCCCCCCACGCCATCACTATCTGCGATAATGTTATTTAGACTTACCGATTCTTTTTGTTGTAAGTTCTTTATATATTCGGCTAAGTCTGTTATAGTGTTTGTATCAAATGTTTTAATATGTGTTACCGTTTTACCTATCCATAACATAACTACTGATTTATCATTACCAAATCTTGCAACATCACACGTTATATACTTTTCACCTGTAACCCCTTCTTGACTAAATAGGTTTAATATACTATTGTATTCTATTAGGTTATCATCTGAAGCGTCGTATTCCCAGTTACCATATAGTAACCTTTCTTTACTTAGTCTATCTAACTTTTCTAATTGTCCTTTATAGTGTTTACTTACGTATTGGTTATCATCCACTAATGATTGTATAAACTTCTTATAAGGCTGTAAGGTGTTTGTCTTACTAGGTCTGTAGTATTCAGAATATACCCAGTTCTTAGCAGGGTTACATGTTAATAATAATTTAGGTATTAAGTTATATTCATCTATTTTATATCTGATTCTACTTGCTACTATATTCTTAGCCTTTTCTGTTATTTGGTTTGCCTCGTCAATGAAGGCAGAAGTAATTTCAAGGCTTCCCAGTGAATCGAAGTTTCTATCTGAAGGGTATAAGAATAGATCTTTTAATATTACTTCGCTACCGTTCATAAAGGTTAATACATTTGTACTACCATTGAACTTATAATGTTCACCTGATTTTATACCCCATAAACTACACACTTCGAAAAAGGTGTTTAATGTAGTCTTCTTCAAAGTATCAAGTTTTGAACGTCCAATTAAATATCTAGTCTTAGGGTATTTTAAACAGAATAGTATTATCCAAGCACAACCGATAAAGGACTTACCACCGCCCGCAGCTCCGCCATAGCAGATTTCTGTAGTCTTATTATCAAATAGGTATTCTAAAGCTTGTTCTTGTGTCTTAGTAAAATTAGCATCAATATTCAACGCCATTAATCTTTACATTTATTGTAATAGGTTCTTCGTTACTGGTAATGTCTAGACTATCGCCGTAACCTCTTTTACGTCCACGTGTTCGTAAATAGAATATAGTAGCTTGTGTGTTGTCGTTTGCTATTTGTTGTTTTAAATGTGTTTCTGCAAAGTCTATAAATTTACCTTCTATACTTTCTACACTTTCTTTAAATTCTTTATCTTCTTTATACCATTTATAAAACTGTGTTCTACTTAGGTTTGATTTCTCACATGCTTCGGTTACTATACCTAGTGATTTCTCTAAAGCCTTTAGTAATTTCTTTTTGTTCTCTTGCGTTCGTTTTTGCTCGTTTTCCATATTATATAATATAAAAAAAGTGTATTTATTTTATTGTTCTAATCTTAGATAGTATAAGTATTCTAGTACTTCTTCTGTATTAGATATTTCTTGTCCGTTTTCGCCTATAAACTTTAATTCTATACTGTCTACATTCTCTTGTATATGTAGTGTGTATATTTCGTTTAATATGTGATCGTGTCGGTGATTTGTTCTTATCTCAAATTCTTCGGTAAACTCTATTTCTTTTGGTATTTTCATTTTAGTATATTTTAGTTAATATTTTAATTGTGCTAACCATTCCATTATCTCATCTTTATTACTCATTACTTCGCCTGTATCATGGTTTATATAGGTTATTTCTCTTTCGTCAAGCATATTAGATTCTTCTATATTTAAGGTGTATATATCAGCTGTAAGCATTTCGTCTATTGTTTCGTCATATAGCTTTACTTCAAAATCTTCTGTTATTATAAATTCGTTAGGTAGTTTCATATTATTTTATTTTAGGTTCTTCTAAGAATACGCCTAGTTCTTGCTGGCTCCATATCCTTATCTGTTCACAATACATATTAAATTCTTCTGTCGTTAATTCTCTTGTTGTATCTGGTATAAACATATCTTTAAGTATTTCGTGCATTTCGTATTTGTGATAACCTGTATGCTTACATAGTTCTAATACTATACATTTAAAGTAATATTTATTCTGTGCTTCTGTCCTATTCATTAGGTCGGTATTTATCGTAGCCATCTTTTTTTAGTCTTGCTTCTCTTTGTTTCGCTTTATGCTGTATTATTCTATCTTCGTGTGTATACTCGTTTCTTATAATGGTAGGCATACCTTCGTTTTCTGTTATACATTCCATTTCTATATCGCAACATATAGCGTCATTATTAACTAACTTTTTTAGATCTTCGTTGTATGACAGTTTAAATCTAAATATATCTTTTATTACTTCACACTTGTTACATTTAAATTTCATATATTTTATTCTGTTAATTCGTCTAAATATTTTAGTAATTGTTTAGGTGTATAAATAGAATACTTGTTACTGTATATTTTATATACTTGTATAAACTCCATGTCTTCATCGTTGAAAGTCCAAAAGGTATTTACATTGTTTTCTATTTGTTTCTTTAGTATCTTTTTTATATTAGTGTATTTCATATTCTTTTTTTATTCTTCGTACAAGAAGTACATTTTAAACTTCTTTGTGTCTTTCACTAGAACCCTTCTATACTTTTTAGTTTCTTCTTTTTCTGTTTTGTATTTAGGGTTCTTACTATTTAGTTTTCTTTTTTTAGGCATTTTCTATATTCTTTTTGTCTTAGGTATGTACCTTCTTCGTAATCTGTAATATATTTAAACCCGAATTGCATTTCATACCCGTAATCATCATTTATAATATCTGGTATATTCATAACCTTTTTACTTAGGTCTTTATCGTTATAATCACCGAAAATACTTTCATACTTTCTTTTTCTTTTACGTCCTACTTTTTGTTTCATAGTTTTCTATTTCAAATTCTAAATGCGCTATAGCTTTCTTAATACAGTCTATAGGGGTTTCGTGTTTGTGATACGCTCGTAGAATGTAAGTTACCGCAGTACCTAAATGGTAAGTCAAATTAAAGTTATCACATACTTTACGTGCTTCGTAACCGTTTTCACCTTTATAGTATTTAGGTATTCTATCATCTATTAACCCTAATTGTTCTTTAGTTAATAACATCTTCGGGTTTACGTTTCTATCTGTTTCGTAATAATATTTACTTTTTGTCTTTTCCATAGTATTTATCATACATAATTGTTATACCTTTATTCATCGTACCCAAGCAGCTACCACAATTTGTAGTAACCTTATATCTACCGTTATATAATGTGTTATACAATTCTACGAATCTTTTCTTTTCTTCTTGATTCTTTACTACACCTGTTTTTATAATGTGATATACTTCGTAAACTTCTTTCTTTAAATGTTCTGGTATTTCTTTTGGTTCTTCTACTTCTTCTGTTTTTAACCAGTATTCTTCCGGGCATTCCATAACGCCAATACTTGCTTTAATTCTCATGAAACACCCACATACTTTACAATTACCTGTAAGTTTAAAATAGTGTTCGCAAGATCTACATATACCTAACCTTTCTTTATATACTTCTTTATTTACGAAAAATCTATTCACTTAATTCTTTTTTAATCTTATTTCTTACGTTGTCTATTGTTATGAAAAGACTGTTTCTACTTATGTTTGTTTTTTTAGCTAAACTATCTAAAGTATTATCTTCATAATAATATAATTTAAATAGTTCTTTATCATACCAGTACATACCGTCTAATACCAGATCTATTTTTTCTAGTTTCTCATATTGCTTTTCATTTGTTTGATTAGGTATGTTATATAAATTTCTATCATGTGATAGTTCGCCAGTCTCTTGTATTAAATATGTAGACACACTACTTAAAGCGTCTATTTTTGTGTAATACTTTTTATATTTATAATAGTAAGGACTGTTCTTACTTTGTAGACTTCTTCTAATTACTACCGCCCCATAACTTACAATACCTTTTTCACCGTCTTTATCATATATTT